CAGATGGTATCGGTTTCAATAACATATTGCGTTGTCATCTTGGTTACTTCCGCGTTGATGATGTCGATCGCTTCGTTGATTTGCGACCATGTAACGCCGTATTCCTCTTGCATGTCTTCATAGTCTTCGAGCCATGTTGATTCGTGGGACAGTTCCCAAGCCTCGAACTTGTCCTTATATGGTTCCGCCCACGTGTCGCAGTTCAGTTCTGCGCATAGATACATATAATTCACTAATTGATTAATGTTCATTATTCGCCCCTTATAGATAGTATGAGACCAACGGCAAAGAATAGGACTGTACAAATAGCCATTAAATTACCCATATAGATTGCAATTAGGTCTTGTGTGGAGACGCCCACCATTGTGAAGGCAAGCGTCATGAGTGCAAATAAAACTGAAGCGATGAAGGTAAATGTAGACATGCTCATAATGCACCCCCTTTTTTATTCAATCCCTCGGCAATACCATCAATATAAGCATTGAGATACCTCCAACATGTACGTTTTGAATGAAAGCCATGAATAACATCAGATTGACCACCGCCGAGAGTTGCAAGCCTTGAAACTTGATAGCCACCATATGCGCCATTGAGTACATAGGTGCCAACATTTGCTGTCATCTTGCCATCAATCACCCGCCAAGGTGTAGGGCTGTTATTAGTGAGAATGTTAAGGTATTCAACTCTTTTCTCTAACTGCTTAATTGTGATTCTGTCCATTGTCTTAGTCCTTATATAGTTATTAAGATAAACACGTTTCGTCGTGTTGATATAAGTATATAACAAAGATATCGATTAATGCAAACTATTTATTCATAGGTATAATTAAGGGATGGAATACAGCCTCCCAAAGAAGCCAAAGATTAAAGAGAAGACACCCGCACCAGACCAACGGAAGTTCAGCGTCATGCCGTTATCAGTTATTAATAAACGTATGACATTGGCAAGCTATCGGGTGTTAGTTGTGTTGTCGAGCTATTGCAATAAAGCGGGGTTTACTTATGTGTCATTGGCAAGGATAGGGAATGACTTAGGGATAACTGCGCCGAGTGTATCCAGACAGATACAACGTTTACAAAAGTTAGGGATAGTTAAAAAGGTTAGTGGTCATTATTCCATGATTAAGGGCGCAACTAGGCGCATTATATACGATGACAATCTCAGCAATGAGGACGCCAGTCGGATAGCTAACGCACCCATCGAACCATATAACAACAGGGAAATCAAAGGGGAACTAATGAAGAAAAGGATAAGTAAAAGCAACAAGATAGCGAAGGAAGCGAAGCCAGTCAGTGCTAAGCAATCAAATCAGTTACACAATGAGTTATTAGCTAGTGTGTTTGAGTGTGTGAAGAGTGAGCAGGATTTGGTGATTGTCGAACGTAGATTGGCAAGTGGTGAGAACCCTGCGGACATATTGAAAGAGTTGCAAGGCTAAAGGGACGTATAGCTATACAACAAGAGGGGTGTTTGTCAGTAGTAGCACAAGGGGTAGCGTGACATGGTAATAATCTGCACGGGGTAATAATGATTCGATTCCGTGTAGTGAAAAGACTTATTTCTGAGAAAGAGTACCCTTCCCCTCCCTACCCTCCGACCTGGTACGTGGGTGTTACAAGCAAATTTTTGCTAGGTTTTCCTTACAACGTTTAACACAAGCTATCTTTTCTTCTCGGGACATGTACATCCATTGCTCTAAGTCATCGTAATCTCGTCCGCACCCGGAGCATATCGCACCTTTGTCTGTCTGAATGTACTTACATATGTTCGTGCATGGACTCGATGCGGCCTTGCTGCTAGTTTTTAAAGACATGTTTTTAAACCTTGTTAAGATTGCCGGGTGGCAACCTGATCGTGTGGGTAACATAACTACAGACAATAACAATCTCACCCGTAGTAAAAAGGGATAATCACATAAAGTGATGAGCATTCTCGTTTATCTGGTTTATATATAGTGTCTACCTATATACCCAAGGAACTGTACCTGTAAGGATACCCTTGATTCAACTCGTTTATACCATTGGTCATGCTCTACCGCCGGTGGACTGGGTTATGGTCCCGTAAATTGATTATATACATAACTAAAATAAATTGCAAGTAACTTGACACAATGTATCTATGAGATATACTCAATGTATGGAGGAAGGGATATGATAGTAGAATTTGTATTAGTAGTGAGTGTTACCTCTCCCATAGAGCATTGGGAATATAAGGGACATTTTCTGAGTTGCGAGCAAGCACATCTGTATGTAGAACTAAATATACCTGATGTTAAAGCAACACGATGCTTATTAGAAGATTATATCTATTTACCGGATTCAGTAAAGAAACGCACAATAAGGATTCATGATGGAGCTGAAAGCTTTTTACCAGTGGATCTGTAAAGAGTTCAACGAGGGTGAGCCGTTGGAGTATAAGTGGACGAGGGCTGATGGATATTGGAAAGTGACTAAGGGATTTCCGATGGGAGGTAGGTCAGTCTCACTCCACGCAGTAGCAGAAGTAGTGGAGTATGAACGATGGCTGCTCAAAGAGAAAGATGCAGATAAGCGTAAGCCAGGCAGGATTAAGAAAGTTGTTACTAAATATAAAGGAGAAGAGCTATGAGTGATTTAAAACCATTTCTAGTTAGACTGACACCGCAAAGTGTTGAGCTGCTAGACAAAGCATCAAAGTCAGAAGAGAAGACGAAGGCCGGATTAATTAATGAGGCTATCAAGGCTTACTTAACATCTGACTTAAAATCCAGATTAAAGAGATTATGAATCCAACTATAAGATTAGAGCTGCCTTATCCACCAAGCGTTAATAGTTATTGGCGTGCTAACGGACATAGACGATACATTAGTAAAGAAGGTGTAGAGTTTACTAAAGCAGTAGATCTTGTAGTGAAGCAAAGTAACGCCAAGAGTTTTGAAGAAAAGAAAGTAGCAGTTAGCGTAATGATACACCCCAGATCTAAAAGAAAGTTTGACTTAGATAACACACTTAAGGCAATATTAGATGCATTAATGAAGGCTGGCATGTATAATGATGACAGTCAGATTGAGTACATTGAGATTGCTAGAGGTGAAGCAGTCGATGGCGGAAAGGCTGTCGTACATTTATATGACTATATAGGAGAGGAACATGGCTGAACAACCATATCAACGTAAACCCGGTAGTGGAAGTATTTTTAAGAATGATCGTAAGACAGAAGATTGGCATGCTGATTGGCGTGGTAAAGTATTACTACCAGATGGCACGGAGCATTACGTAGACTTGTACAGTAACAAAAGTCAGCGAGATGGCACGGAGTATTATGGCTTACGAATTGGTAATCCTGTCGCGGCATCCGCATCCAACACATCCGCACCAGTACGTAATCAAGCACCAGCGCCTGAGACTGTGGCCGAACTCGAGGATGATCTTCCCTTTTAATGAGTGAAGCTAAAAACAAGAATAAACCTATCCCGTCTTTGGCGGGGTATGGTGGTGTGAAAACACTACAAAAGAATCTGGAGCGCAGCACAACATTAGCTGCCAACAGAGAAGCTGTCGCTTATTCCTTATTGTCTATTGCTAACACCAAAATTACTGACTTTATGGAATGGGATGAAACCGGCAGAGTAAAGGTGAAACCAAGCCGTGATATTCCGGAGCATGCCCTGCAAGCAATTAAGTCTATCAAGATTGATAAAGATGGACAGGTTGCTATTGAGATGTGGGACAAGCCCGGAGTGTTACGCATACTAGCCAAAGCATCAGGCTTACTAGATAACCCAGAAGAATCGGATAAACCATCCGTTATTGGTATTAACATTAAAGCACCAACGGTAATAGATAGCGATATCGATGAGTCCTAGAGAAAAATATCTTCAAGCAGTTAAAGACCTTGCGGCGAAACCAAGAGACCCAAAGCAATGGGCGCGTGATATATTAGCTGATCCCAATTACAAATCCGACCTTGGCATTGCTATGGCCAAGAAAGCACTAGACCCTAACAACCTAAGAGGAATCAAGAATGAATCCTAAAGACACCCAAGTCGGTGGCAACCATTATACTAAGATGAAGATACAGCCAATGGAATTTTCTATGGCTAACGGCCTTAATGCTATACAGCATACTGTGATTAAGTATGTAACTCGCGTTGACCTTAAGGGCAATGGCGATGAGGACATAGACAAAGCAATACACACACTACAACTTTGGAAACAGTGGAGGAAAGATAATGGACATAAAGCTACAGATTGACCAACTGCGTGAAGAATTTAAGATGGCTAATATGAATAACTCTCGTGTAATGGAGGTTATTGATACGTTATACGCTGAAAACCAAGAACTCAAACGTCTGATGACGATGAAGTTTAAAGATATAGACGATGAGCAATAAAAAAGAACGCAGTAAAAAATCGCTTAGTGGTCCGGGCATTGACCTGGACTTTAGCACATCGCCGGCGGTATATGGATTCTTACAGTCTAATAAGTTTGTCCGCGGACTAATGGGACCGGTTGGGTCAGGCAAATCATACGCCTGTGCTGCTGAGATCATGATGCGTGCCGTCAGACAAAAGCCCTCCCCACAGGATGGCATTCGCTATACCCGTTTTGTCATCGTACGAAACTCGTATCCAGAACTTAAGACTACCACAATTAAGACATGGCAGGAGTTATTTCCTGAGAATACTTTTGGTCCAATGTTATATACCCCACCCATCACGCACCACATACGTCTCCCCTCCAGAGGAGATGCTGCGGGAATCGATTGTGAGGTCATATTCTTGGCATTGGATCAACCTAAAGATGTACGAAAACTATTATCACTTGAACTAACGGGGGCATGGGTTAATGAAGCTAGAGAACTTCCTAAGGCAGTTATTGATGGTCTTACTCATAGGGTGGGTCGTTATCCTACTCAGCGTGATGGTGGTCCTACATGGCATGGTGTTTGGATGGATACCAACCCAATGGATGACGATCATTGGTGGCATCGTCTAGCAGAGAAAGAACCTATCACCGGTAAATGGGGATGGGACTTTTTTCAACAACCGGGTGGTGTCATAGAAGTACCTATTGATGAACTGCCAGATAATCCAGAAGCAAACGATCATATATTTGCTAGTGGACGATGGTGGAAGCTGAATCCTAAAGCAGAGAATGTGAAGAACTTACCATCTGGTTACTACTCACAAATGTTGGGTGGTAAGAACTTAGATTGGGTGCGTTGTTATGCTGAGGGTAAATATACCTACGTACAAGAAGGCAGACCTGTATGGCCGGAGTACGATGATAACTTAATGAGTTCAGATGAGGTTGAGTATGATCCTAACCTTCCATTGCATATTGGACTTGACTTTGGTTTAACTCCAGCAGCAGCTATTGGTCAGCGTCTTGCAAACGGACGTTGGGTTGTATTGCACGAGATAGTTACTGAAGATATGGGGCTAGAAAGATTTGGTAATCAGTTATTGGCAGAGTTAAATGCCAGGTATCCTAAAGCACAAATATTAGTGTGGGGCGATCCTGCTGGTATGCAGCGTGATGCTATCTATGAAGTCACAGCCTTTGACTACTTGCGCACATTGGGACTACGCGCACAGCCAACTGCATCTAACAACTTCAGAGTAAGACGTGAGGGAGCAGCAGCTCCAATGCAACGATTGATTGCTGGTAAGCCAGGTCTGATGATACACAAGTCATGTAAGATGATTCGTAAGTCATTGGCCGGTGGTTATCACTTTAAACGTGTAGCCGTTGGTGCTGGACATGAACGATTTAAAGATAGTCCAAACAAAAACGAACACTCACACATTGGTGATGCGTTTGGCTATTTAATGTTAGGTGGTGGTGAACATAAACGTATGACTAAGAGTCCATTGGCTGCTAGTACATTGATTGCGCCAACAGTTGCAGGGAGCGACTTTGACGTATTCAATTAATCAACAATACCTAGATAAGTTTATGCCTAAGGTTACTCGTGGTGGGTATACACAATTCAAACCTGAACATCTAATTAACTTTAAAGGAATAGACTTTAATGAGGTTTCATTACTATCGCGTAAAGATCGAGAACGCCATATTATATTTCAGTCTCAATGTGGTCCTTCTATCACTGCATACATTGGGTCTACCCCTGTTGCTATTTTTGGGATTGGTTTTATATGGAAAGGGGTTGGTGAGGCGTGGGCTATGTTCTCTGAGCAATCCAAAAGATACCCAATAGCTATGACCAAGGGAGCAAGTACATTCTTTGATATCGTGGAGATATTGTTTGCTTTACATCGTATACAAATTACAGTAAGATCTGATGATGAGCGTGCGGTTGCATGGGCTAAACACTTAAGATTTGTTTCTGAAGGTTTGATGCATGAATTTAGCGCAGATAAAAAAGATTGTTTTATGATGAGGAGAAACTAATATGGGTGGAATGTTTGGTGGTAAACCTGATAATTCAGCAGCATTAGAACAAATTGCATTACAAAGAGAAGAAACGGCACAAGCTAGGGAAAAAGCAGCAGCCGAGAAGAGAGATTTAGAGGAATCACTTTCAGCTAAAAAAAGAGCAAGACGTACGGGTGGTTCTCGCATGTTGCTTTCAGAAAGTCGTTTGACTCCAGAAACTGGGGTTGATGAAGAAGATACGTTAGGAGCGTAATAATGGCTGCTTATGACTTTGGTATGGCTAAGGCTCGTGGGTTAATAGCACCTATTAAAGAAGTAGAGGCTGCGTTAATTGACAAAGCCGGAGGTCGTAATGTTTTTAAGTCTGATGATTGGTGGAATGACCAATACAATAAAACTATCAGAGAAGGCATGCAAAAGTTTGAAACAGGAACTGAGTACAAAACAAAGTCAGGTGATTATGTATTAGGTAAACGTACACAATACAGAACAGGAGGATATGCAGGGGTTGGTGGCACAATGCAGACAGCTTATACTGCCCCACAAGATGCTGTCATTACTGGATATAGTAGAGGTGGTTGGTACGGACCAACAGTACCGCGATATGACAGT